ATTCATGTGATCATACCCCGCATCTTTGTCTGGGTCTCCTGCTTCTGTGTACGACTGAAGCTCTAAACATTCAATTGTTCGTTTGCAATTTGCGGCGACCTGCAACCTGACTTCGCCCTTTCCGTTTTCCAACAAAGCTTGTACAGAAGCCACCCGATCACGTACGGGAGGGTTGGCTTTTGGCGATTGATTGCTAAATCCGTAGGATTCCAAGATCTGGATATCTGTGCGTGAGGCATTCGTGCTTCTGTTACCGCCAGATGCGTCAGGGTAGACGTATACCTGGCGTCCATCAGCACGGCGTTGTATTTCTTGTGCCATAGCGTCGGTGTCATGCGCACCGCTGATCTCGTCGATCAGGAGAAGGTTGTTCCCAAGACGGCAACCAATGACTGCTGACATATTCCCGATATTGAAGTCAACGCCGACGCGTAGAGGCTCGTTGCTGACATCAGGAATATCAGTGATTACATGCTTGGCGCGATCAAAACGGTCATAAACCTGACCTGTTGTCAGATTCGTAAATTCTCCAAGCAAATACGCCTTTAACAGGCTGGGATCGTAGTTTGCTTCGAGACGTTCGATGAAGTCTTTCGGGAGGTGGGGATTATCCACCGATCGCATTTTAATCAGTTTCCGATCAGGACGCTGTTGTGCTTCCTCTGTGCCAAACGTGTTCCACATCCAACGGAAGCCTTCAGGCGTTGATGCAGCCGCAAACTGTCGCACGTTGCCAGCACGCAAGCGACCAAGGATTTTAGGGAATGCTTTTTCTGCAATCGATGGCGTGACCGTATCAATTTCGTCAGCAAGTACCCAGGCAAGGTTCAATCCAATGATGCGTGACCAGTTCTCGAAACTGCGACACAAGATCTTCGTGTCACCGCCTGGAAGGTGTAATACATATTCAGGCAGTGGAGAAGCCCTAAACGTATATGGGACTTCATATGACTCTAAAAAATTCTCGAAATCGTTCATCCAGATATCTCTGATCAAAGGACCAGTCGGTTCCATCACGCAACCCATGAAACCTTGGTTCAACACTGCGAGTATTACGCTTTTTGCAGCTAACGACCTAGTCTTGCCTGCCCCGTAACCTGCGGACAGACCGATGATTTCCGTTGTCTGATCCTCTACAAATGCAAGTTGACCAGGATGAAGATCTGATTTGATTCGCTGAACTAATTCTTGAACATCTAATTCTGAATTGTTTTCGCCAATTTTATGTAATACATGACCTGACGGTATCGCTGACAATACGCCCATTAATCGTAGATCCGAGCAAGTTTTGCCGCTGTATTAATGCAACCTAGCGCAGCTTGCAGATTCGATTGCTCCATAGCCTTTTTTTGAATCACTGAAAGTTGCGACAAAAGAACAGCGGTAAAAGCTTGACGATCGAGGTTGTAATCCTCTTCTAACTCTTTACGTGCTTCTGCGATGTACTCGTCTACACGCCGTTTTGATAGCCCCCATTCTTGAGCGCCATACTGCACTAAATCTTGACGTGTCGCTCCGTTCGCAAGCATCCGCGTCACTCGTGCAAGGCGAAATTGCTTTTCTACAGCTGTGCAACGAGGTTGAGCCATGTATTTACTGTAGTGAGGCGAATGAATCAAGCGCATACCAGACGTGGCTATTGCGGTAACCACCTGGATGCGTAGGGATAATTGGCGTCACGCCATGCCTGTTGCGATAAGCCGGATAGACAAGCATTGAACCATCTATTTGATCGAATGTCGCTCCGAACTCAGGTACATGCAGGTTTCCACCTTTGCTGTTGCGTCTTTTAGTGATGATGATGTTTATAGCGCCTTTGACGTTTGCATGGTCTTGATGGACCGCTGCAGCAATATTGCAATTACTGATAGTTGAGGTGAAGTTTTCGCTGAACGACCATTTTTTTGGAACACGCTTGGTAACAGCTTTGAGATGACCTTCGACCACCTGTGGAGCTGTAGCTTTCAATAAATCGAAGGCTTTGATTCCTGCTGCACTCATGGCGCGGCAAAAGGTTTTAGCGGTAGCAACGCTATGAACAGATGAACGCGACGCATAAGGTCGTCGCATGTGAGGTTTTGGCGGGCAAGAGCCGAGGATCGTGCTGTATTGCTTGACTTCAGCCGCTGGGTTATGCAAGCCAGAAGAACGCCTCATATCAGATTTCGGAACGCGTTTAGTTCTGATTTCGGTGTCAGCAATGTTGATCAAGTTCAACAGGTCGGCAGGCAACTCAGTGAGGAACAAACCAACATGTGTTCCGTCTTTATCCGCGAGGATACAGTCTCGGCTTACGTTTGCATCGATGTCTGGCACAGCATCGCCGATTTTGAGACCACTGTCATTTGGTTCTAAGGTCAGAATCGATAACGTCATTTGCTGAAGCAGAAAACGTTTGTGCAAGCAGGAAACCAACTTTGCTGCCAAACCGTTTCCCGTTGATCGTTGTAGCAAATGCTGTTCCAGGCAGCTTCTATTCGATAGTCATTTTTTTGTTTATCAATGACAGACCATAATCTTGTTAGCGATGGGTCTATGTCAAAAGACCATTCATAAACAAGCTTTTTAAATTTTGATTGCGTGTTTTCGAGGATAGGCATTTCTGCACCCTCAATGTCCATTTTGCAAGCGTCGAAGTTTTTAGCCTCTTCATCGAAATTAAGACATGGCACTTTAATGCCTTTGTCATTCCATTTTCGAACGATCGAGTTTCTCCAGACCTGACTGTTGTTGCCGATAAACAAGGTTACGGTTTTTCTTTGGTCATGGACCAGAGCAGCCTGTTTCACCACTGCTTCAAACTTGTTTAAACGCAAATTACGTTTGATCATGTCCACGTTGTATGGATCAGGTTCGTAGACAGTGACCTTCGCCCCTAGCTTGCACGCCAGTAAAGCAAAAGCACCGACATTCCCACCACAGTCCATCCAGCGCTCACCAACGCCAATCTCTAGACCCCGTTTCAAATAGGTTTTACGCCCGACAACCTCCTCAAAAGTTTTTAAATCACTGAAGCCTGGACGATGATAAAAACGTATTGAACCGATCGAATCTTGCAGAAGCTTCATGAAGCTAATGCCTCGATCAGTTTCATGCCTACGTAGTCGCCACGTTTGCGAGCAGCATCGACTAGAGCCTTTGCCTCTTCATAGTCTTCAGCCCGGAACTCGATTTGAATAGCCTTTAAAACGCCATCAGCCAAATCACTAGTCGGATCATCTAAATCGTCTAGAGCAGAGTAATCAGGGTCTTCTGTAAACGTAGGGATGTCATCGCCCCAGCCAAGCAAGGACAAATCATAACCAGCGTCGCCCAGTGCCTCAAGCTCAGCTTGTAAGACATCATCATCCCAAGTGCTATTGAGGGCGAGCTGATTATCTGCAATGACATAAGCACGTTTCTGTTCTGTAGTTAGATGCTTCAGCTCAATGGTTGGGACTGTAGTCAGGCCCATTAGCTCAGCAGCCATAAGACGGCCATGGCCTGCAATAACATTGCTGTCAGCGTCAACCAGGATTGGATTAGTAAAACCAAATTCTTGAATCGAGCGAACGAGACGATCTAGCTGAGATTCTGAATGTTGACGAGGATTGTTTTCATATGGCTTTAACTCACCTGCATTGCGTTGGATTATTTTCTCAGGAGCAATTGGCACAGTCGAAAAAATGATTCAGCACCATAGTAACCACATGTGTCAACACGGATTATTTGCTTTCAACCAGTATTCAGTCAAGCGAATAATTTTCGGCTGAACAAGATGATGGCTGCTCACTATCGACCTGAATTCTCCGACCGTGACCATAAGGCTGCCATCTTCTAGGGAACGGATTTTGGCTACGGGCGTAAGCCTCTTTGAGTCGTTGCTCATAGCAGAAAAAGGCTCGGAGTTCATTTCGTTGTTTTTGTTGCCTGAGTTGATCATCCACAGATTAGTCCTCTTTGTCTTTTGAACGAACAGTAACGGTGTAACCGCTTTCGGTAGCAATTTTCTTGAGACTTTCTAGTTCGTCATTGTCGTAGGCCCAATCTTCCCACTCATGCGTGGAACCGCTGTAAGCGTTGACGGTGTAATGGGGTTCAACTGGCGCAAGCTTAAGCAGGTTTGACGCTTCAAGCTGGTCTTGCATTCTTTCAAATCTTTCAAAAAGATTGAGCATTGCGTGGTGATTGTCCATGGGTCAAATAGCTGGCAATGAAGGAAGAGAGCGTTGATGGTTGATAGCAAGATCTCTGATGTAATCGCAAAAATGGTTATCAAGATCTTCGTAAGTGTCGGCTTCTTCTGTTGTCATCAAGTCTTGCAAGGCGGCTCTTATTTGCAAAGCGCGATCAAGACGTTGTTGAGTGTTCATGATTAAAAAACGTGCGTGAGTG